ATAATGTTTCGGCATCGAACGCCCCGTCACAAGGGGACGTCTACCGAAACACCACGGAGATGGGATCGGCGGGGAGGCTGTTACCTGTGATTGGATATATGAAAGCGGCTGCTTACCATGCAGGACGCGGGGACTTTGAGCCCGGTGACGCTCAAGAATGGGTCGAAGCTGGGGGGCCAGCAGGACCACGCGCGTTTATCCTACGGGTCGAAGGCAGAAGCATGGAACCGGACTTCATGCCAGGGGACAAGGTAGTAATCGACCCTGATATGGTCTGGAAATCTGGTGACTTCGTAGTTGCAAAACGTCAAAACGACAAGGCCGTCACCCTTCGACAGCTCACCGAGGAAGGGGGCGATATGTTTCTTCATGCAACCAACCCGAACTGGCCCGACCGGGTCATTAAGATGAATGACGAATGGGTCGTATACGGTAGAGCACGACGGAAAATCGTCGATCTGTGACACAGTGACCATACCAAACGAAACCCGCCATTCGAGCGGGTTTCTTTTTGGTCGCCGATAAAAAACAAGCAAATATCAGTAACACTATTGACTTAAGAAACAACGAATACTAATTTTGCCTCGTATCCCTCTCACCAAAGAGTACGAGACATGCAGACAACACAGCACAGCCCCACCCGCTGCCCGGTCTATCTGCACCCGGCAGCCTGCACCAGCCCGAAGGCCGTTGAAGCGATCCAGAATCGCACCGGCCTGCTGGTGATCGTCAACACTGGCCGCGTCGCCCCCACCCTTCCCGCTCGCGCTGTAAAGGCAGATGACTTGGGCCCATGGGGAGGTGATGCAGCATGAAGCCGATACTGATTGGCCTCGCCGGCCCGGCCCGCTCGGGCAAATCAACTGCCGCCGATCACCTGGTGCGCAACCACTTGCTGGAACACTACGCGTTCGCCGACCCGCTGCGTTCCGGGCTGATGGAAATCTTCAACCTCGACCCGGACGACTTTGAAGGGGCCAGCAAGGAACAGCCAGTGGAATGGCTGGGCCGGTCACCGCGAGAACTCATGCAGTCGATGGGCACCGAGTGGGCGCGCCAACTGGTGCACCCAGACGTATGGGTAAAGATCGCCGAACAGAACCTCAACTACCTGCAAAACACCCTTTCGAGCGTGGTCGGTTTTGTTGTCAGCGACGTTCGCTTCGAGAATGAAGCGCAATTCATTCGCCAACGCGGCGGCACCATCGTCCACATCGTGCGGCCCGATGCACCGGCAGTGAATCCACATGTCAGCGAGGCGGGGATCCAGCACCAACCCGGCGACATCACCGTTTACAACTCCCGGTCCATCGAATCCCTTCGGTGTCAGCTGGACGGCTGTGTCATTGCCGTTCGACGGGGCACGAAGGCCCAGTCGGCAGCCTGAGGTAACGCCATGAACCGCACCCTGGATCAAACCGCCGCCCTATTGGGCCTTAAGCCCCGCGCCTTTCGTACCAGGCTCCGGGAACTCGGCGTTCTGAACTCTTCCGGTGACCTGGCCAGCGCGCACCGTGAACGCGGCTATCTCTTCTCGGACCCGCGTGTGCGCTGGAACCCCACCACCGGCAAGCCCGTGCACTACGCCGTCGTGATGGTGAAGGAAGCGGGCGTCGCGTGGATTGCCAAGAAGCTGGATATCACCATCACCAAAAAGGACGCTGCAGCATGAAACCCAACGCCATCAATTCCGCTGTAGGCGCCCTGAAGCTGGTGCCCATGTACCTCAATCACCCGACGGTGATCAGCCGAGCCACGCTTATCGGCGCCTCTGCCGAAGCTGTTCAATTGCTGGAGGCCTTGCCCTGCGTCTCTGTTGAACTGGCGGAAGTGTTCCGCTGTGTCGACGCGGTGATCGGTGATGGCCATGTTGCCTACGTTACCCCCGTCAACTGCCCGGAATACCCCTATGGCGCCGTCGTTTCAGACGCCAAGGGCAACGTCCTGGCAGCGGCCAAGGGCAAGAGCAAAGAAGGTCTCGCCGAACTGATCCGCCTCAAGCTGGTGCCCCTGATGGAGGGGCATGGGGAGGATTCCGCGTGAG